AACTTTTGGTTCTAAAACATTTTACAAATATGATTGGAATAACTTAAAAGGTCATTGGCCTGAAGTTTATCAATACATATACACACTTAGATATGGTGGATTGGATGGAGCTAAAGTTGAATCGGTAAACGAAGCATCATTACAAAAAGGTAAAACTTATGGTGGAACTAAATGTGAAGGTGGTTGCTTTGTGGGTAAGGCTGGTTTAAAGAAAATAATTAAAATATCAAAGGATTCACCTAAAGATGTTTTTATGTTTAGAGATGATAACTACTCTGGATTACAACCACATTTTATTAAAGATGGTGTAATTGCTAAAGCAACTGTAATCAATCCGGCCTACGATTTAGAAAAACATAAAGTAAGAACTTTAAATATTAGTAATGATGTAATTCTTTCAGTAAGATTATTTGTATCAACAAACGAATCTATAACTGAAGCAAAATCAGATTACGAAGTATATCATAAATCATATACATCAGCTATCAACGCAGCTAAAGCATATGCAGAAAAAAAAGGATACGAAATAAATGATGAAGATTCTTTTAGACAAATAGGAATGGGCCCTCGTAAACCATCGGAAGGAAAGACTAATAAATTTAGTATTGAATTATCTAAAGGTGGTAAGGTTCAAAGAAAGAAACTTCAAATTCAGGTTTATGGTATGAGAAACTCATATGAATTGAACGCATATATCCAATAAGAAATGAAACTTAAAGAGTGCATAATCGTATCTAAAGAAATTAAAGATAAGTTTATCCTAGCTAAGAATAGAGATAGAGCTTATAATCCATCTTTAGAAATAGTACATACTATCATTGATGGTATTGAAGTTGCATATCTGCACGATTTAATAACGGATTGGAGTGAGGGTTTAAATGAAAACGGAATCGGTGTTGTAAACTCAGCACTATTAGTTGGACATGATGAAGCCGAACATAAGATTGTAAAGAAAGGTGGTAAACCTGGACCTGATGGTGATAAGATGAGAAACATCATTAAGCAACCTAACCTAATGGATGCGGTAAGAGCTGCACTATCATATAAGGGTAAGAGTGGATTATCTTTGAAAGGTCATACATTTGTATCATCTCCAAAACATATGGTTAGTATTGAAACTACATCAAAGCACAAAGCTGATGTTAAACTTCAAAACTCCGAATCACCTGTTGTTCGTACTAATCACGGACATATGTTCACCGATGCTGGATATACAAGCGGTGAGAAATACCTAAGTTCAAAATTGAGAAAGATATCAGCAGAGAAATCGGTTGATACAGTAGAAGATTGGAAAGAAATAGCACAGGCTATGAGAAAGGAATACTTTCCAAATAGACCGGCTCTTAATATGAAAAGAGATACGGAAGAAATGTCTACATCATCTCAAACTGTAATGAATCTAACGGATAAGGTATTACAAATAACTTACTTTAAGGGTAAGGTAGATGAATTCAAAGGTATTAATAGACAATTGCCTGAAGGATATCAACCAAAGATTACAATAGAAGTAATCCCAGTTTAATTTCAACATTTTAATAGAACCATATTTATATACATACAAAATGTAAATATATTAATATGTCAACAGAATTCGAATTATTTAAAGGAAAGAATCTAAGTTCTCTATTTGAGGATATATATAACAATCAATTATCCAAAAAAGCAAAAATATCTACTTTAATAGAAGAACTTAAAAAGATGATTAGACATGCTGGTGATGTGGCGAGTATAGGTCCTATATTATCTTCACTAATTGATAGTTCTGTAAAGAACGATGACCAATTGGTTAAGTTGGCAACAATTGCAACCAGAATTATAGCAGCGGAAAAGAAAACTGAAGGACAAGATGGTTTTTTATCTGAATTTGAAAAAAATCAATTACTTCAAGAATTGGAAGAAACTAAACAAGAAGTGGAAAGAGTGGATACTTTGGAATTTGAATTAGAAGATTTAAAAAAGAAAATAAAGTAATATGGGATTATCAAATGCTAGAGTACAATCCTCTAATAATCTATCATCAAGACCAGAAGCATCTTCTAAAAAAGTAGGATGGGTACTTGAGGTATTACTTGATGAAAATGCAGAGTATGCCAAAGCTAAAAAAATAGGTGCACAACCAATTGGTTCTATACACTTTAAAACTTCGGATGATGGTATTCTGGATACAGATCCAGCATCACGAACTATCGCACACCCATTTGATAAAAATTTCAAAAATATTCCAATTGTTGGTGAACTTGTTGAAATATATGAAGGGCAGGCGGGTTCTTTTTATTATAGAAGAATTGGATTGGATGAAAATCCAACAAAAAGTGCTTTTAAAAACGCACTTCAAAAAGTAATTGTACCAAAACAAGATAAAGAACAAACTGTAGGTTCTTACAAAGAAGTATCGGAAACGGGAATAACTAAAACAAATGCGGAAGGTGCAAATGCAGAAGGTAGTTATGGAAAATACTATGATACGCAAGAAAATATTCATAGATTAAAATTATATGAAGGTGATTCTTTAATTGAAACTAGATTTGGACAATCCATACGATTTTCAGGATTTAATAATGTTGGAAATAAATTCTCACCAACAATAATTTTAAGAAACGGAGAAAATGCAGAAAGTGAAAAAAAAGCACCAGAATTAAGTACTGAAGAAGATATTAATCGAGATGGTAGTATAATAGCATTAACATCTGGACAATATCAATTACCATTTGTTCCAGGAGTAGTTGATGATAAAGGTAAAACAAATTTTGGAACTAAACCTGATTCATTTGGCGAATATCCATCTAAATTAATTGGTGACCAAATATTAATAAATTCGGGAAGAATAATATTATCTGCAAAAAGTGGTGAGATGTTATTCTATTCAAAAAAGAATTATGGATTCATTTCGGATGGTGCAATGTCAATTGATAATAAGTTAGGTATTGATATAAGTGTGGGAGATGATATTCATATTGTTACAAACGATAAAGATATTAATATGGTTACCGGTAAAGGCGCTATATTTTTAGGAAGTGAGGCATTAGAGCCTATGGTAAAAGGACAGCAACTAGTTGATATATTAGCGGAATTAATTGATGCTATTACTCAACAAACTTATTTAACACCATCTGGTCCATCGGCAGTAGGACCTACTAACATTTCTCAATTTGGTTCTATAAAATCAAAATTAAATAATATATTGAGTAGATTAAATCAAACTTCTTAATATGTCTTGGAAAATTTTTAAAGAAAATATTTTAAGGAGAGCAAACGCTCCAGATTCGATTCAAGATATTGATACCGTTGCAAAATTGTACGCGGATGAATATGATATGTGCATGAAACGAGGTGGGGATGTTATAAATAAGGTCCCAATTACTAAAGGTAATACTGAAATTATGCAGCAGTTATTTAAAGCTGCTTTATTAAAAGGACAGTCATCAAATACTCCATATGATTTAGTTGGTGAAATGGGAAAGGGAGTTATAGCATATTGGCAAGGTGCTCAATTAAGTGCATTCCCAATACCATTAATACCAGCACCCGGTTCAACGAGTAACGTTGGAGTTACTTCAAATTTAGTTACAAACGCAGGTGTATGGGCACCGGCTGTATCTACTCCTTCATTGCCAAATTCGTATGAACAATTGGATTGGAGTCAAGTTCCATTAGATAAGAATGACCCTTTGGTACAAGAAATTATTGCACCTAATCTTGAACAAATTGAAATACAACTTCAAACCGAGCCATTAGTTGAATATGGTAATACTGACACGTATCCCGTTGTACTAGAAATGGATAACGTAGTAGCCGAAACACTTGATACCGCATTATACGAACAAAAAATCCTAAATACTGAGCCAAAAACAGAAGAAGAAAAGGAAGAACAAAAAAAATTAATAAGTAGTGGTTATAAAACGCTTGATGAGTTATTAAAAATTGCTGGTGCATGGGCTCCTAAGTTGGGTAAAAGTGAAAGAGTTAAATATGAAAATTTAAGAAGTAATTATATTAAAGGTGTTCATGGATTATGTCCACAAGGAACTCAAGCGGTTGTAGTTGCATTAACGGGTATAACTGGTTTGGGTAAAATATCGGGTAATGCCGATTGGTTTTCATTTAAAGACCCATCTACCGGTGGCGGTAGAAGTAGTTTTGCTATAGCTATTGGCGGTAAGACGTATTATAATGATAAAACACGAATTGATTTTGATGAGTTTGTAGCCGATTCAACAAGATGGCAAATTGGAGATATTTTGGTAAATGGGTATGAAGCCAAAGACTATGGTCATATTCAAGTTTGGACAGGATTTAAATGGGTAAGTGATTTTTCACAAAACAAAATTCATACTAGTGGGTGTTTAAAATCTTCAGCCGCATTATGGAGATTAAACGATAATGGTATAGCCGCCGTAGAATCCGTTAAAAGTAAAGTAGCATAAAATGTCAGTAATACCACCAAATAATAATACAACTTTAATAATTGATGATTTTATTAATTATGCAACTGCCCATTTATCTACTGTTACTGGGATAGTTAATACAATATCATTATACCCACCATTGGGAACACCGGCACCAGGAGTATTACCTTGGTCGGGATATCAAGTTCAACCGGCAACTCCAGGTGGTGGAGCATTAGGAGTTGCTCCACAAGAAATAGTATTCAATGAAGCTCAACAATTTGCATCCGATACCGCGACACTACAAGGAAGTGATATAAATGAAGCAACTGCGGCGGGATTTGAGGTAACATTCGAAGCACCACCACCTCCAACTGTTGAAATAGAGCAAGTAGAATACCAACTATTAGAAGAAGCGAAGAACGAACCAGACCCACCATTATCCGAAGAAGATAAACCAAAAAATGATATTCCACCTCAACCAAACTATAAAACTAATGTTAAAGTACCAAATGAATTGGTTGCGGCTATGATAAAATATAAAATTTGTACTACTAACATAGAAAGAGCACACTTTTTGGCACAATGTGAACATGAATCGGGTGGATTTAGATACAAACAAGAAATATGGGGACCAACAGCTGCTCAATCGGGATATGAAGGTAGGGATGATTTGGGAAATTTACAAAAAGGTGATGGATATAAATTTAGAGGTAGAGGGTATATTCAATTAACGGGTAGAGTAAATTATAGAAAGTTTGGGCCTATTGCTGGGGCCGATTTTGAAGGAAACCCAGATAGTGTTGCAACGCAATATTTTGCAGATACGGCGTGTATGTTTTGGAAAGCTAACAGTTTAGTAAACCGTTGTAAGGATAGCACTACAACAAGTATTAAATTAGTTACTAAAAAAATAAATGGTGGATACAATGGATTAGATGATAGGATAAGAAAATTCACAAAATATTGGACAGAATTACAAAAAGACCCTACACTTTGGAGCTAATTATTAAAATAATCAATTCAAATATTTATAAACATAACAAATAATAAAGTATGGATACGGACAAACTATTAAAAGCTATTCAGATTCTTATTAAAGAGGAGCTTAAAGAGCAATTGCCTGCATTAATTAAGGAAACTGTAAGAGCTGAAGTAAAAAAACTAATAGCAGAAGGAAAACAAACTGCTAAACCACAGCCAATTGGATTATCAATGGCTAAAGCTATTTTAGAAGATGATACTATTATAGAATCGGTTAAAGAAAAAGTAGAACAAAAAAAATTTAGTAAAAACCCAATGATTAACCAAATTCTAAACGAAACTAGAGGTGGTATTCCACAAGGTGATGGTGGGTTTAGAACAATGAATTTTGGACAAGGTGATATGGGTTCAATCGTAGGTAAAACTGCATTGGCTGAAAAAATGGGATATGGTGATATGACAAAAGGACCTTCTCCAACTGGATTGGGTGTGAATACCGGAGTAGCTGAAATAGATAAAGCTTTGAATAGAGATTATTCGGAACTTGTAAAAAGATTTAAAAAATAATAATGGCAGTAATACTTGGTAAAAAGTTAGTAATTGATTCAAAACAGTTTGAAGACTATGCAATAGGTATAACATTACCTATTCAAATAGGAAACACTGCGTTTAATCAAAGTTTTGTAACTGCTGACCAGGTTAAAAGTAATATTAAAAATTTATTACTTACAAAACGATTTGAAAGATTGATGCAGCCTGAATTTGGGAGTGGTATTCAAGAATTATTATTTAATATGAATGATGAAATGTTTGCTGATAACTTAGAAAATACTATCGTTGATACACTTTCTAAATGGTTACCATATGTAAATGTAGAAACTATTAATATTCAGCAATCAAACGAATTTAAAGATAATAATAAGGTTGAAGTATCAGTTTCATTTAGAGTATCAGATACACAGGTATTAGATACGGTAACTTTTAATGTACAAACATAATGGCTATAACAACAATAAATAAGAATTTTAAAAATAAAGGAAAGGATATAAAATATCTTAATAAAGACTTTGCAGCATTTAGAGCAAATCTTATTGATTTTACAAAAAATTATTTTCCAAAGACCTATGGTGATTTTAACGAATCATCTCCTGGTATGCTTTTCATTGAAATGGCATCGTATGTAGGTGATGTTTTAGCATATTATACTGATGATACATTGAAAGAATCTTTAATGCCTTATGCGGAAGATATTCAAAGTATTATAGCTCTTGCACAATATTTAGGATATAAACCAAAAATCACATCGCCGGCAGTAACAACATTATCAGTTTATCAATTAGTACCATCTATTGGGATTGGTGTTAGTAATAGACCAGATGATACTTTTTATTTAAAAGTAAGAGAAGGGATGGTTGTAGCAAACAAAGCGGGTAACGTTCAATTTATAACAACCGATATGGTGGATTTTTCAAATGAAATTGATAGAGAGACGACCATATATCAAAGAGATGTACTTACAGGTGAGCCTACATTTTATTTAATAAAAAAATATGTACAAGCAATATCAGCCGTACAAAATCAAAAAGAAGTAACCTTTGGTACTTATGAAAATTTTAGAACAATTGATTTACCAGAAACAAATGTGATTGAGATATACGATTGTAGAGATTCTAATAATAACAAATGGTATGAAGTACCGTATTTAGGACAAGAAATGATATTCATCGATTATCCAAACACCGAAGTTAACGATTCAGACCTTTATCAGTTTAAATCAACGGTACCATATATTTTAAAAACAATAAAAACACCAAAAAGATTTACAACTAGAGTAAATCAAGATAGTACAATTACAATTGAATTTGGTGCAGGAGACCCAACAGCATCCGATGAACAATTAATTCCAAATCTTAAAAACGTAGGATTGGGATTACCAAATTCTATTAAAAGATTGGATGAATCATTTGACCCAACTAATTTTTTAAAAACAAAAACGTATGGTACTTCTCCATCTAATACAACAATGACTGTAAAATATTATACAGGTGGAGGTATTAGTTCAAACGTTGCAGCGGGAGAATTGACAAGAATTAATGGGGTTGAATTTGAAGAAAGTTTAAGTTCTTTTACGAGAGCTCAACTATCACTTTATAATTCTGCAAAAAATTCATTAGCAGTTGATAACGATGTACCTGCGGTTGGTGGTAGAGGTGGTGAAACTTTAGAAGAAATTAGACAAAATGCATTAGCAAATTTTGGAGCTCAAAATAGAGCAGTAACTGCAAAAGATTATCAAATTAGAGTATTATCAATGCCATCAAAATATGGAGCTATAGCAAAAGCATATGCTGTTGCGGATGGAACATTAGATAACAACTCACCTTCTTCCATATTAGCATCACCAAACAATTTACAAGAATTTACTGATTTAGTATTAGATTTTGTAAACAAGCCAGATGATTTAGAACCAACTGAGCAAGATATAAAACAACAAATTACTAGCTTTTTAATTGGCAAAACTTCAAACGAAAATGAAAAAAATAATCCGTTTGCTATTAACTTGTATTTATTGGGATATGATATAAATGGTAATTTGACAAATTTAAATAGAGCGGTAAAAGAAAATCTTAAAACATATATTAACGAATACCGAATGTTAACAGATGGTATAAATATGAATGATGGATTTGTAATTAATATTGGTTTAGAATTTGAAATTATAACATATCCAAATTATAATAAAAATGAAATATTAACAAAATGTATAAACGAAGTAAAAGATTTCTTTAGTATAGATAATTGGCAGTTTAATCAAACTATTAATTTAAATGAAATTGAATTGTTACTGGCAAATGTAGAAGGGGTTTCATCTGTTCCATCTGTGAAAGTTACAAATAAGTGTGGTGGTAGATATTCACCAAATTCGTATAATATCGAAGCGGCAACTAAAGATAAAATTGTATATCCATCATTAGACCCTTCAGTTTTTGAAATTAAGTTTCCTAGTGGGGACATAAAAGGCAGAGTAAGATAATGGCATACTATTTATTAACAGCATCAAAAGATGCAACGGTCTATCTTCAACAACCAAACCAAAATACAGGTTTGGATGAGATATTAGAAATAAGCAAATTATATTATGGTAATGTAAAAGATATATCTCATGCATTGCTAAAATTTGAATTAGGCTATATATCGGCATCGATATCTAATAGTACAATACAATTAGATGAAGCAACCCTTATTTTAAAAGAAACAAAAACAGAAGAAATTCCGTTAGAATATACAATTTTTGCAAACCCAATATCAGGAAGTTGGGAAATGGGTATCGGTACTCGATTTGATAATATATCAACACAGGGTGTAACTTGGAATTATAGAGAAGGGGATTCTAAGTTAGATTGGTTAGAAAATAATTTTAATTCATTCACATCAGCAAGCCAAAATAATGGTGGAGGCGGTACTTGGTGGACCCAATACGAAGCATCACAATCATTTAGCTATCAAACTGCCGATATTGATATGAATGTAAAATCTTTATTAAAAAGTTGGATGAGTGGTTCTATACCCAACGATGGTATTATATTAAGACACGCATTTAATAAAGAAGTTGATACGCAAGATTATGGTGCAATAAAATTATTTAGTAAAGAAACAAATACTATATATCAACCAAAAATTAGAATAGGTTGGGATGACCAATCATTTATAACTGGTTCATTAAACGCATTAACTTCAGAAGATATAAAAGTTGGAGTTACTAATTTAAAAGCAGAAGTTAAAGTTGGAACTACGCCAAAAATAAGAATATTTACTAGAGAATTATATCCTATTAAAACGTTTGTTAAACAATTTGCATATAGTACATCACATTATTTGCCGGCAACATCATATTATCAAATTAAAGATTTTACATCAAATGATATTATAATTCCTTTTTCTAATTTTTCTAAAATTAGTTGTGATTCAAACGGAAATTATATAAATTTAAATCTTTCAAATTGGGAAGCGGATAGAACGTATAAAATAGAATTTAAAGTAACTATTGACGGTAATACTCAATATTTTGATAATGATATAACATTTAGAATTGTAAAAAATTAAAATGGCAAAAACTGGATTACAAAATGAAACATTAATAAGTGAACTTTTAATAAGTGGTTCTAGTTCACCTATCATTTCTAGAAATGAATTTGGTGTGTACTCATTTGTCCAAGAGAATAGAACTGATGGTGTTATATCTGGACAATTAACAAGACCAAAGTATAACGAAACTGAATTAGTAAAATCTGTTGATACTGTAATATTTGAATTACTTCCACCAGAAGCGCCTCCATTTGATGATAGAGTTCCAAGACCAATATATAATGAAGTAACTCAATCTGTAATTGATTTGACAGAACAGGTGATAGACCTTACTACTTTGGTTTTCCAATTAAGAGCTAAAGTACAAGATGTAGAAATAGTATCTGAAAGTTTAAGAGTTGATGTAGATTTACAAAATTTAAATGTAGCAGCATCACAAAATCAGACTCAACAGGTAACAACAAAAATTACAAGCACAATAACCGAATTACAAAACTCTATACAAAAAGGAGTAGCAGAATCAATTCAAAGAGTTTCTTTATTTGCAAGAAATCAAGCATTAGAACAAGAGTTAACTGTATTGAGAGATACTCTGTTTGGTAAGCAGGCAAAACAAGCAGAAGGTTCGAAAGTTACCGATGATGTAGCTGCTAAAATGTTAAATAAAAGTGAGGAAAAATATCAAGATATTGTATTTAGAGCTAGAGCAAAGGATGATGGTAATGGTGCATTTATAAACGGTCCAGATATAGAAATTAAAAACTTTACTAAAGATAAAGTTACCGTTAGTTTTAAATTTGATGGGAGTAATGAAGGCGCATTCAACAAAATTTCAGATATTACATTAAATGAAGGTGAAGAAAAAGTAATTAAAGTAACAACAAACAAAGGAGGAGTTAATGACAAAAAACCTAAAGGCACTTTTGGTTTTACGGGAGATACGGAGTATCTTGGTAATTTAATAATTAAATCGCCAAAAGGAAGTATAACATTTACAACTTCTATCCAAAAAATGAGAGGTACTAAATTTACTCCATAATAGGTGAGATAAAAATATATAAAAATGGCGATAAAAACGTTTAAAGATATTATAAACAACAAAGGGTACAGAGTTAGTTCAGATGATAGAAAAATATTTGAAGAAGGAAACTTGCAATCATTTTTTGGTCTTGGTGATTCTGATGCAATTGAATTTATTGTATATGATTCAAATGATAATCAGTTGCCACAAAAAGCTGTAAATGGGAAAACCGTTAGATATGTACCATTGACAAGTAGTAACATAAGTGACTATATTTTAATAGCAGAAGGTACGGTTCTTCAAAAATTTCAATTTCCAAATGAATATTTTATAGATGCGGAAAGATTACTAAGGGAAGCGGGATATGATAATGGTATTTTTAAAACACAAGTTACACTAATTAATAAAAGAGTTGGTTCTGATTCGGAAGAAGATAAATTATGGATTTCTGAAATATCACCATCTAGAACGGAAATAAGATTATTTCCTATTAAAAATGCAAAAGTAAAATATCCAGAATTAGAAGAAAGATTCGCATTATTTGTATCTAATAAAGACTTTAGAGATGATACAATAATTGAGGCTTTCAAAGTGATTGAGCAAATAGATTCGAATATAATCGGTACATATTTAAAAACAAAATATGGTGAAAATTGGATTAGTAAAATGAGCGGTGAATTTAAAATAAAAAACTTTGATGAATTTACAAATAGAATTAATACAAAATTTAGAGAAGCGGCATCGTATGAACTTACTAATAGAATATCTGATATTAATGATATAAATTACGGTAAACGTAAACAAACAAAAATTCCACTAACTTTATCATCCAATACTATTGTTGATATTTGTCAGAGATTAATTACAAATGTAATTAATTTTTATTTACCAAAACAAGATTTAATATCCACTGCAGAATTTGATGAGGGAATAGATGAAAGTTTTGATGAAGTTGGACAAATACTACAAACTAGAGAAAGTGATTTATTAGTAGATACTTCAAATCCCGTTATAAACAGAAAGAAAACAAAAACATTTGTAGAAAGTAATAAAGAATTAGAATTAAAAAAGATAATAGCAAAAGAAAAACCGTTTCCAACAAAAGGAACACTTCTTTCAGAATTTTGTGAAGGGTTTGATTTATTTGGTAAATATGCAGATGGTAATGGTGGGGAATATACGGCCTTAATCATAGCCAATTCAACACAATGTGGATATAATGCAGGTGATGGTCAAAGTGGTAGTGATGGTTCTGGTGGCGGTTCTGGTGGTGGAGGTGGCGGTAGCGAACCCGAAGGTGGTGGTTTCACTAATCCAGATGGTCCTAGAAACGGTCCTGTTGCCGGCCGAGGACAAGGTAAAGCACAAAAATAAAATATAAACAAATACAATTGTATAATAGATGAAAGCAGTAGAAGATATAATGATTGATGATGGTTTTGGCGGCGGTGGAACTGGCGGCGGTGGTGGAACTGGCGGCGGTGGAACACCTACTCCTACGGTCTTTATTACTGATATACCAAACACACCTTTAACAAACCTATATGGAAATTTACAAATAAAATGTAAAAGTAATACTGGAACAATTGTAAAGGCATCCGTTTATATAAATGCGCAGCCTAGTAGTATTATAACCCCAAATAAAATTACATTAAATTATAGAGATATTTTTAATAATGGAGATTATGAAATTACAGTAGTTGAAAATGGATATCAAACAAGTATTGAAAAATATGTTGTAACATTAGTACCAAACCCAGCCTATAATGACAACTCCGTTTATAAGGCAATCCCATATACAAACCCATTAACACGAAATAACTTAAAAATTAGAGGATTATCTACATTTGAATCTTTACCATCAATAGATGAACAGAATCCAGATTATGGACAAACCAATTTTTATCAGTTTAAAATAATACATTATATAAATGATATTGAGCAACTGGATACGATTGTAGAAATTGATAAAGATATTACGTTTATTTTACAAAAAAGTGACACTTCGGATGATGGTGGTGATGATAATTTAGGTAATATACAAACATTGACTGTTGCACTAACTGGTGCAGATGGTAGTGCTCAATTACTTATTGATAATGTAGATGGACCTGGAGAAATAGTTACACTTAAATCTGGTGCTAATAGCATAACAACATTAATAGGTAAAATTGTTACAATAAAAAGTAACTCGGTAGGAAATACCATATCAAGAATAACAGAAATAGCAGTATCAGCTGATGGTTACACTGGTCAAAAACTATTGGCAGTAACCGATACGGAATCAGTTAGTACTAAAATAACAATAGATAAAACATATGTAGTTGATATTCAAACAGAAACTATACCAGTAATATCATTGGATAAACCATCTATAAGTTTTGTAAATCCTGATTTAAATAGAAAACATAACATCAATTCTGAAATTGATGTGTACATCGGAATTTATAAAAATGAATTTACAGAAGGAGTAAGAGTTAAATTTTCAAACGAAGAAATTACATATTCAAATTTAGCTGCAGGTGAATCTGCGGTAATTGATATACCTTTATCTAAATTACCAACAGTAGGAAAATATAGAATAATTATAATACCATTTACTAGTAATGGTAACGATGGAGACCCAATTGAGTTAATGTTAAATGTAGTATCTGAAACTTATGTTGGTGTACCTGATATTAGAAATATAAATTACCCAACATTAATAAAGGGTCCAGATTATGTAGGTACAAATGTAAATTTTAAAATTAGTTATGAATCAGTAAGTACTGATTATGTAAGAATATCTGTATTAGGAAGTTCTCAGCACACACAAGCTACAGCTGCAGGAAATGTAACATTAAATTATCAACAATTACTTAATTCACCTGGTGCACAATATACTGAAAGTGATGGTTTAATATCATTGATATTAAAATTAGTACCATATAACGAACAAGGAAACGAAGTTGTTGTTGGTAAAGAAGAATTTATTACAATACAATTTGATAAAAGTGAATTAACAATACCAAGAAATGTAGTTATTAATAGATTGCTTGATGGATTTATATCACAATTAAATACAGCATCTTTAGTAGATGAGTCATCGAAATATTTAAATCACTTATTACATTTACCAAACGATAATAAATTAATTACAACTTGGTTGGGTAGTGAAGGTTCTTTAATTTTAAAATTATATGAACCATTATCAACTGCAATTCAACCAAACCAACAGGTATGGATTTCTAAATTACAGTCAGACCCAATTATAGAAACAATAAATATATCTGGTGAAAATGCAAGTTTTTGTCCTCCATTAAAAGGTCCTAACTTTTCATTAGAAGAAAATAATGGAGTTGCATATCAGATATTAGATGATTTAATTGCAAGTGGTTCAATAACTTCAAATGATATAGTTAACAATTATTTAGAAGGAACAAATGTTAATACTACTAAATTAAATTTACAATATGTAAGCGGGTCAAATTATACTTTTAAATCCTTTTCACATTTTGGTTCTGCAGAAGAAAGAGCGGCTAATTTCTTTTACAAAGTAAAATTATTAGAAACTTACAAAGCAAAGTATGAGGCATTAATAGCAACAACGTTTATCCCACCGTATGATGGTTACAATGGTGGTATTTTAACAGAAAACGGATTTCAAGTAATAACCGAAGATGGTCTATTTGATGTTCAATGGGAAATTGCACAATCAAGTGGTGTAAACCAAGCCGGCGAAGCTAAAAAAGTATTAAATACAATAAATGGTATTTTAAGAAATTTTGATGGATTTGAAAACTTTTTATACAAATCAAATAATAATTTAGCATATCCAAAGGTATTATATATACATCCAATTACAGGATTAGGAACACTTATTTTAAGAGATACAACGCACGCAAGTGTTACCGCATGGTATAACGCATTAATTGATGAAGGGGCAAATTATGATAAATACAATCCCAATTATTTAGTAAATAATATACCTGAATTTATTAGAGAAGATTATAATAATAATGATTTTATAGTTTTCTTAGATATGATTGGTCAACACTTTGATATTGTATGGGCTTATGTTAAAGCATTGGATAATAATAAAATATTAGAACATAAACAAATTAGTGGTTTATCAAATACATTGGTTTCTCAAATGCTTCAATCATTTGGTTGGAATCCTAAAAACGCTTTTAATTCACCGTTCTTATGGGAATACGCATTTGGTAAAACAAAAGATGGATTTCAAAAATATGGAATGCCATTATCTGAAGCTAATGATGAAGTTTGGAGAAGGATATTAAATAACTTACCTTATTTGTTAAAACACAAAGGTACTGCGAGAGCTATGAAAGCTATTATGGCTTGTTATGGTGTACCACAATCTATGTTAACAATAATGGAATTTGGTGGACCACAGGACCCAACACAAGGTGGTACTAGTAAATTTACATTTGATGATAGAACTGCTGCATTTTATTTAAAAGGAGATTTAAATGGAAATGGTAGTTCAAATATTAAAGTTCCGTGGCATGAAATAAATAATGTTGATTATCCTAATTCTATTGAATTTAGAATATTACCAAATGAATTACCAACACCAATTTATACTTTAATAAGTGGTAGTGAATGGACTTTAGATTTAGTACAAACTACTGGTTCTTTTGGTAAATTGGAATTAAACTTTGGTGGAGATATTTCAAATAGTACATACTTTGCAGAACCTTTTGCAAGTGGTTCTCCAGTGGTAACAACAGTTTATATAACACCTGAATCTAGTGGAGTTTATGCATATGGGCCTGATTTGAAAACTGGAAGTTTAGATTTTCCAATTTCAACAGAACATTATTCACAAGTTGTAATTAATAGACATAATAGTCCTGATTCTTCTTCTTGGTTTGAGGTATGGTGGGGAACTAGTGATGGACAGAGAATTATAACATCAGTTAGTATGTCTATTCAAACTGATGATGCACAATGGGAAACTGGTTCTTATTTACAAATTGGTGGTAATGGGTTTGAAGGAAATTTAGATGAAGTAAGATTATGGAGAGTTCCTTTACAAAGAAGTAAATTTGAAAATCATACATTATTTCCAGATGCAATCAATGGTAACGATTTTGATTCATCAACAAAAGATTTAGTATTCCGTTTGGATTTTGAATATCCCAAAGATAGAGTATTAGACCCTTATATTAAAAACGTTTCAATTAATGAGGTATATGGAGAAGGTTCTGCAACCGCAAGTAATATGTATTCTGCGGCAACATATCCATATCAATATATTCCATATGATAGAACTGTAACGGCTAATGTTCCATCTTTAGGTTTTAATTATTCTAATAAAGTAAGATTTGAATCCGCATCATTGGTTACCGATTTATCTTATAAAACAAGAGCAACTAAAAAAGCATTTGACCAGGCACCAATAGATACAAATCGTTTAGGATTATTCTTCTCTCCTATTAAGGAGTTGAATATGGATATCTTAAAAGCATTTGGTGATTTTAACATAGATAATTATATAGGAAATCCAGCCGATGAATATAGAACAACTTATAAAGAATTAGATTCATTAAGACATTATTATTTTGAAAGATTAGATAATAGAGATATCTACGAATATATACGATTAATTAAATATATTGATAGGTCTTTATTTGATACTTTAATTGAATTAGCGCCTGCAAGAACTAATGTAGTAAAAGGATTATTGATTGAACCACACTTTTTAGAAAGAAGTAAAATTAAATGGACAAAACCTGTATCCGAAAGAAATGACTTTGAATCAATTATTGATACAAAAAGAAACATAACTACTACATCCGATTATTTGGTAGAAGAAGCTAACTTAGATGTAGATAATATCAGTCAATTGGCAGGTGAATTGAATAATTATGATTCAATTATTGATATAGCCGATACATCGATAGTAGGTCAAAGTATGATGTATAATGGTGAGATTTTAAATTCTATAAAACCAGAACTTGAAGCGAGTGCACCATTTTTTGATACCAAAATACAATGTCCAGTTGGTGCTAGTTTAATTGGTGAAGCCGATTCAATGACATTTACCGAAATTGGAATGGACCCGAATTCTTTAGCAAATAGAGGATTTGGATTGTACTCAAAGAATGGTGTTGCCAAAATTAATTATTTTGATAATATTTTTGGAAATCACACATCAAGTAGAAGTAACGTATATGTTGTAAAAGAGCAATATACTCAAAAAATAAACACCCAAGTTGCGGGATGGCCGGTAAATGGCGCTACTTTAGGAGAACCCGTAAGATACGTTAAAACACCAGTTACATTATATAGGTATAAAGTTTCAACACTAGCATTTAGTGGAAGTATATCAATTGGAAATGAAATTGTTGGTGTAGAAACGATTAAAGGGTATTTACCAACACACTACAAATATGTGAACAATTTATCTGAAGGATTAAGACGTTCATATTTTAAAGGGTCTGTTCAAAATTCATCAACCACACCGGATGGATTAAGTGCGGTAGAAACATTTATAACAAATCCTAATATTCTTAAAGTTGCTAAGACTGGTAGAGGTAGTGGAGAACCAATTTTGGAAGTTGATTAATTTTAAAAAGGGTTATAGGAATTAATAATTGAAAATAATAATTGGTTATATTTATATTTTAGAAATAAAGAATTAAAAAACAATATCAAATGGCATATTTAGATAACACGGAAATCACAGTAGATGCAATTCTTACCAAAAAAGGAAGACAAAAACTAGCATCTGGACAATCTTTGAACATTACAAAGTTCGCTTTGGGAGATGATGAGATTGATTACACACTATATGAACCAGCTCACCCAAAGGGTTCGGCTTATTACGATTCGGCAATTAGAGCTATTCCTATTACGGAAGCTTCACCTGATGAAACTCAGGTATTGAGATACAAATTAGTTACCCTTCCAAAAGGAACTACTCAAATCCCAACTGTAAGATTGGGTGTACCTTCGATTAGTGTAAACCAAAGCGAAGGAGCGGTTGGACTATTACCAACTACATCACCTGCAGGAAATGCAAGTACTGGATATACTATGGTATTAGCAGACCAAAGAGCAGGTACGTTGACAGTAACTAGAGGAGCAAGTGGAACAGGTAATACATTGTTCTTAGGAGATGAGATAACAACAACTGCGCAGGTTGTAACTGGTTTGGAATTTAGATTTACTCCAAATCCAAGTTTAACGTTAGATGTATCTACAACCATTACCGTATATGGTAATGAAACTGGAGGTTCTCAAACTATACCTGTGATTGTAACATATAAAGCATAATAAAAAGATATAACAAATGGCACTAATTAATGACCCAAATATAACCTCTCAGATAGCAGCATTAGCTAATACTGGGACGGTAGATTCAAATCAACTTGTAACACTTTTAAATTCGGTATTGCCTGCAGGACAACAAATATCAACTGTTGGAGCACAAACAACCGGTATTTACAAAAGATTTGGTGAATTTGATAAAGTAAACGCAAAAATAGAAATCGTAACAACTGGACTATGGTCTGGTGATTCTGGTTCTTTAAATTCGGCATTTACATCATCGATACAAATAGCACAACAAAGTGGACAATATTATTACAATGTGTACGATTTATCACCAGCAACTACTGATGAAGAAGAAGTTCAATTTGCAATAGCGTATGGACACGTTGATGGTAGTGGCTCTGCGGCTTTATCAGTTGATGATAATTCATTATTGGCAACAAAAGCAACATACGCACAATATAAATCAATGTTGTTAGACCCAATCGATTCTAAATTTAATTTTGATAATTCAACTAATATTGCAACTGATGCAAATGGTTGTTATTTTATAAACTTAGCTAGAAATAGATTTAGAGAAAGCATGGATGCAGGTAACTGGTCATTAAAAGTTTCTGGTTCTAATGGATTATTTACTTTTATTGATAATAGTGGTAAGAAATTTGGAGATACTTATGGATTAGCTGGTAATGTATTTAAAGTAGTTTCTGGTTCATTAAATTTAGGAACTCAGAGTGAAGCAACGGTTAAACATTCGGCAGATATAGCTACTGACTTAAAAGCAGGACATACTGCAACGGGTGAAGGATTTGGAGAATTCTATCCTGAAAGAGGTATTATAGTTCTTAATGCTAGAGCAATAGGAAACGTAGTTGGTAATGTTGGAGAAGTTGGATTCCAAAACACTGGTAGTTTACAAGGTGGTATAGCAACAACGCACGAAGCATATAATCAAAAATTATTGTTTTACGCAATTAAAAAAGGTGGTGATTTTGAAGCACGTAGAACTGAAAATATTTCTACTCAACACTTCTTCGTAAGAGCAACAAATAGAGAGTTCAACTACTCTAATAACCCTACTTATGTAGATGCTAATGGATTCTTTACCGAACCAACATTTGAAACTGACCCTCAAACGTTTGTTACAACTGTAGGTCTTTATAATGATTCAAACGAATTGATTGCTGTGGCAAAAACTTCTCAACCAATTGTTAAATCATTTGATAAAGAAGTTTTAATTAAAGTTAAACTTTCATTCTAATCAATAATTATTTTAGATAAAATGATAAGCCCCCTAATCAAAGGGGGTTTTTCATTTATAGAATATTTATATAAAAGAAAATAATAGATGTTAAAACAAATTCCAAAATCCGATATTATAGTAAGACCTCTAAAAGTTTATAAAGAATGGACTTTGGATGAAAATGATATTAACCCTATTTTTGCTAAAAGTGGAAGTATTGGAGATTATGATGCAGAAATTGAAGAAAAATCATATGGATATTCTAAAATAAGTTTATTTCGCTCGATAAAGGCTCAATTTTATTTAAATCCAGAAACATCTTCAATGATAACGGAAGTTGGAAGAAGAAGGTCATACACTTCAAAAAATGAAAGAGTTTTACAGGAACAAATGGCAGTTTTTTCCATACCACAAATATATTATGGTGAAGGTATAAAACCAGGTACGGTTGTATTTACCAACGATGCAACTTCAAAAACATTTACGGATGATAGTTATTCAAATTTAATAGATTCAGGTAGTAATGTAGCTGGTAATATTTTTTACGATAGGGGATTGGTTGTTTTAACTAGAGATATAACAAGCGGTTCTAACGCTGGAAATTTAACTCAATTTACTTTGGACTTTCGTTCTACAAAAACAATATATGAAAACGAAATATTCATACCAGTATTAGAGGGAGAATTTAATTTTTCACAAAACCCATCAGCGGTATATGAAGATGGTGCTAAAAAAGTTAGAATAACCACAAGTAGAGCAGAATCACTGCGAAAAAAACCAAATGATTTAGTTACTACATCTTTTTATGATGCTGGAATTAAAAATGTAAGAAATTCAAAATATGCGTATGTTTCTAAATTAGACCCTACTAAATATGGTAGTTTTGATGATTACGAATATAGTGGTTCTTTAGACCCAACTGGTTCTTATTTAGCTCCATATATTACAACAATCGGATTGTATGATGACTCGTTATCATTGATAGCCGTTGCAAAATTACCACAACCAATTAAATCAGAACCAAACTATCCAATAAACTTTATCATACGTTTCGATACATAACGTTATATTTATACTAAATAAACACATATAAAAATGGCAAGCATTATTGATATATACACAAAATCAATTCCTAAAACAGGAGTAGCTAATACTAAAGGTGGAGATAAAACTCCAATAAACGCCGATGGTGGGTTAAACCTATCAACGGATGAGACCAAACTTACTAAAGCTAGAAAAGGTGCAGTGAATACTACAAAAAAGTATTCAGAACTTTTCAAAAAATAATCAATGAGTTGGAAATTTAATGGAAATATTGTTACGGAGGAAAACACACCGGAAGGTGCGGTTGGGTTTGTCTATAAAATGATACACATACCAACCGGTAGATTTTATATAGGGAAGAAATCCCTAAATCAAGTTCGAAGATTGAAGCCCCTTAAGGGCAAGACTAGAAAGAGAGTTGTTAGAAGTGCTTCCGATTGGGAGAAATACTATTCATCAAACGAATGGATTAAGTCCGAAGTAAAAGAAGGTAGAGCTGGTGATTTTGAAAGAGAAATTATCCAGTTTTGCTTTTCAAAGAAATCCTTATCATATTACGAAATTAAATGGCAGTTTCATTACGATGTACTGGCCAATGAACAATCAATAAACGAAAACCTTATGGGAAAATTCTTCCGTAGGGATATTATAAACCCATAGTTATGACAATACCTGAAATCGCACATAAGTACGGAATCTCCGAAGCTTATTTAAACGCAAAAGATGATGCACTCCAAATAGCAGCAGCATCATTAGTAGACCTTAAAGGAATGGTAAACAATAATGTACCACGAGAACAAATTGCTAATAAATTACAATTCTTAGCAGACTTCCTTTATGATGTAAAGAATTCCAACCATTAATTAGGTTATATCGGATAATTTTCGTATATTTGTGATAATAATATCCAAAATATGCTATCTGGTAGGAATAAATTACAAATAATTACAATATTAGATTCTACACTCGGAGTGGGTTCATCCTTAAAGGGAAACGAACAGGCACACCATTGTCCATTTTGTAATCACCACAAAAAGAAACTACAAGTAAACTTAGATACACAAAGATGGCATTGCTGGGTATGTGATTCTAAGGGTAGGAGTATATATTCTCTACTTCGCAAACTCAATGTAGATGTTAGGGACCTGAATAAGGTTAAAGATGTATATGGGGATGAGCCTGAATATGATTCTAAGGAAGAATATGTAATTAAGTTACAATTACCAAAAGAATTCAAACAATTATACTTTTGTCCAAAAAGTATTAATCCAGCCTATAATCAAGCCCTTCATTATTTAAATAAAAGAGATATCACAAAAGCTGACATCGTAAAGTATAACATCGGATATTGTGAGGATGGGTTATATGGTGGTAGGGTTATTATACCTTCTTACGATGATAGTGGTGACCTTAATTACTTTGTAGCTCGTTCTTTCTATGAAGATGAACCGTACAAATATAAGAATCCGCCAATTAGTAGAGATGTAATTGTGTTTGAGAATCAAATCAATTGGAACGAACCAATTATTTTAGTAGAAGGCGTATTTGATTCGTTCTCAGTAAAGAGAAATGTAATTCCATTGTTAGGTAAGTTTTTACTTAGCAAGTTAAAAAATAAAATTATGGAAAAGGGTGTTAAGGATGTAACAATTATGTTAGATTCTGATGCCGTAGATGATTCCACCAAACATACCGAATGGTTTATGAAAAATGGAATTAAAGTAAGGAACATTATACCAACTGATAAAGATGCTGGTGAAATGGGATTTGAAAAAGTAAATGAACTATTGAAAGGTGCTAAAGAAACCGGATGGGATGACTTAGTTCTATCCAAACTAAATAATATATGAGGTTAAAGAGAATTTATCATATTGCGGATATACACATTCGTAACATTAAAAGACACAAAGAGTTTAGACAAGTATTTTACTCAATGTTTGAGGAAATACAAAAAAGAGGAACGGAAGATTCTATTATCTATTTAGCTGGGGATATAGCTCATGCTAAATTGGAAATGAGTCCTGAATTGGTTAGTGAGATTAGTTGGTTATTTACGGAATGTAACAAACTATGTCCTACAATTGTAATCGCTGGTAATCACGATTGTAATATGAATAATTCGGATAGAATGGATGTACTTACTCCAATCGTTGATGCATTAAAACTACCAAACCTAACTTATTTAAGAGATACGCAAGTTTATGGTATTGGTGGAGTTGATTTTGCAGTATTTAGTATATTTGACAACAAAGATAACTGGCCTAAAGCAAACACTCTATTTGCAAACAAAAAGATTGCATTGTTTCATGGACCTGTTGATAACTCTACAACCGATGTAGGATATGTGGTTAGTAGTAGACACTTTACAACTGAAATATTTGATGGATATGATTTAGCCCTTTTGGGTGATATCCATAAAAGACAAGAGATGGTATCACCAAGTGGTTGTAAGGTGGTATATGCCGGTTCTTTGGTACAACAAAACTTTGGTGAGACATTAGATAAGCACGGATTCTTAGTTTGGGATTTAGATACAATGACCTATGAGGAAGTTGATATCCAAAATGATTATGGATATTATACTATGGATATCGTAAATGGTGTAGTGCCGAATGTAATTAATTTACCAAAGTTTCCAAGACTTAGAGTAAGGTTTTCCGAAACTGATGCAGCAGATACAAAGAGGGCAATAACTGAAATCAAAATAAAGTATGGAGTTGAAGATTTTACAATAATAAAAACCGATAGTTTAGCAAAGAAAAAAACCGGTGATAGAGATAACCAAATAGAACTTGAAGATATTACAAATGTTAATTATCAAAACTCTTTAATAACCGATTATATACAAAGGATGATGCCATTTGTAACGCCGGAAGATATATTAGGAATCCAATCATTGAATAACGAAATTAATAGTAAGATAGTAATAAATGATTTAACCCGAAATGTACAATGGAAGCCGTTGAGATTTGAATTCTCTAATATGTTCTCCTATGGTGAAGATAATATAATTAATTTTGATAAGGTTAGCGGACTAATGGGATTATTCGCACCAAATGCTAGCGGAAAATCATCCCTATTTGATGCGATATCATTTTGTTTGTTCGATAGATGTAGCAGGACATTCAAAGCAAGTAATATACTAAATAATCGTAAATCAGACTTCCATTGCCAATTGGACTTTAATGTAGAAGGAATCCCTTACTATATAAGGAGAGAAGCAAGGATGGTTAATAATGGAAGGAACGTTAAAGTAGATGTTCAATTCTGGAGGGTAAAAGACGGTATATCAGAATCCCTTAATGGAACTGAAAGGAGAGATACTAACTCCATCATTGAACAATACGTTGGTAGGTATGAAGACTTTGTACTTACCGCTCTATCCCTTCAGGGAAACAATACCTTATTCATTGATAAATCACAATCGGAGAGAAAGGATTTGATGGCCCAGTTTATGGGGTTAGATATATTCGATAAGTTGTATGAGGCTGCTAATGAAGATATTAAGGAAGTGAGTGCACTTATCAGAAATTTCAAACGTACTGATTTTACAACCGAATTAGCGACAAAAGAAACCGACCTAAAGGAATCAAAAAAAATTGTAAACGAGTTAGAGATAACCCTTAAAGATTTGAATAAAAAAAAGGAAGGAATCCAAAATCAAATATCTGACCTAAAGGAATCACTAACCCCAATTGATAGTCGATTAGAACTATCCACGTTAGAGGCAGCAAAGGGCAGCATTGAGAGCAAATTGGTAACTAACAGAAAGGATAGAGAAGATAAAGAAGTTAAGATAAACGAATACCAGACACTTTTAAATGAAGTATCACAATCCATAAATCAACATTCGGAAATAAATGGATTATCAATAGATGATGCTAAAAAAGAGTGGGATTTAGCAAAGGGTAAAATTGCAGATGTACAACAACAAATAGATAGATTAGAATCACAATACGAATCTAATTTAGATAAGTTAAAACATTTGGAACAACATGAATATGACCCCAATTGTCAGTATTGTATGAATAATGTATTCGTTAAGGATGCTATTGCTACTAAAGAAGTTGTTAAAACACAAGAATCTCAATTAGAAACTCTTAATATTGGTCACCATGCTTTAATCAAAGCAACTGAACCTTTTTCTGATGTTGAAGATGTATGGGGTAGTTTAGTAGAACTTCGTAACAAATATCAAAAAGGTGAAATCATTATACAAAAAACACAAGCGGAGTGGGATGGTTTAGGAACTCAATATGAACTCCTAATAACACAACTTTCTGGAATAAAAGCGGATATTAATAGGTACAATGCAATATCAGAAACTATATTACAAAATAAAGAAATAAATGAACGCATTAAAACTTTAGAAATTCAAAAAAAGGAATTTGATAAAGATATTTCGGATACAAATAAAAAGATTTTACAAAAAACTGGTGAAATTGGTTCTATTGATTCATTTATCAATACCACTAAAGCAAAGATAAATGAAGTAAAAGATTTAGAAAATAAAAATACACTTTACACTTATTATTTAGATGCTGTAAAAAAAGATGGAGTACCTTATGAACTTATTTCTAAAGCAATGCCTGTAATTGAAAACGAAGTAAACAACATATTAGCACAGGTTGTAGATTTCTCACTCTCAATGGATACTGATGGTAAAAATATTAATGCAAAACTTGTCTATGAAGACCAAGAGTGGACATTGGAAATGGGTAGTGGTATGGAAAAATTTATTAGTGGATTGGCAATCAGAGTTGCACTTATAAACATATGTGGATTACCCCGTCCAAACTTCTTAGTAATAGATGAAGGGTTTGGTACATTGGATGCAGATAACCTATCATCATTGTTTATGATGATGCAGTATCTTAAAACTCAATTCGATTTTATTTGGGTTATTTCTCACTTAGAACAAATGAGAGATATTGTAGATGGGTTGATAGAAATAAAAAAAGAAAACGGATTTTCTAAGATTAAATTTTAGATGTAACCGGTAATATATTTTTAGGTGTGGTCTTATTTAAAGACTGCACCTTTTCTTTTATAAGGGTTTCCACTAACCCATTTATCTTATAACCCTTCTCTTTACAAAATTCTTTTAATACTTGATGAATTTCAGCATCAATTTGTATCATAGCGTATTTTTTCATATACTTCTTTAGTTTTATTTAGTATTCTTTAGTTTTTATTAATTATAAATATTAAACCTAATATTTATTAACAAATAATCATAGAATCAAATGCCGATAATAAAAAAATATGCTGAAACATTAACAGCACCATTAACAAATTATAATACGTTTTTGGTGGATGATAACCCTAATTCAACTTATTTCAAAGTAACTGAATTTACCGATGTATTTACTGGCGGTAAAAATGGGTTTTTAATCGAAGGTTCTCCGTACCTAAAAGAAACAACTGAAATAAAAATTCAAATATTAGATGTTAATGGAGACCCAATATATTATGAGCCTGGTAATGGTATTCCTGAATACTATGAGGGATTATCAAAATTAATTGCAGTTTATGTTTATGAAGATACTCCAATTGGAGAAGCTAAGATTACAATTTTAGGAGAAGCAAAAAATTATATAGATGCAGATGGGATAACGCAAGAAATTCCAGATGAGTGGAAAAGTGTTTATAACTTAAAATGGGAAAAAACATTTAAAGTAAATAGATTACTTTCCAATGAAGATAAAGTTAGATTTTATAAAAGACCGGTTGTTAATATTACCGAAATAGTAAAACCAATATTTTCAAACGTTGTTGCACAAAAAATACAAACGGGTTCGGTGAATGGTACATCTCAAACACCTGTAGCCGGCCAATCATTACTAAATTATACATCACCAACTTCATATCTACTAACTACGGTAGGTAATACATTTTGGACAGCATCGGTAGTTGATACTTATTTGGAATTTCCTAATTTATCTTATAGACCATTGGTAACCGAAATAATAAATGACAGACAAATTATTGTACAACCACCATATTACGATGAAGCACAAGGTAGTATAGCTGTAGTTGAAAATTTTACAAATGAAGGTTTTACTGCATCTTTTAATTACACGGAGGGGGTTGATAATTTAAAAACGGCATTGACTGGTTCTTTTGCTAAAATTAATATTACCGATTTAACTACATTTGTTGGAGATGTTGCTAGAGTAAAAATATTTAGAAAATCGCAATCAGATTTAGCGGATTATCAATTTATTCAGGAAATACAATTGGAATCAAATGAATTGCTTATAGATTTAGAATCTCAAATTAAAAATCAAGAATTCTATGGGATTTTTGATAAAGAAAATTTTAAATCACAATATCCAACTGGATATTGGGTGTCATCGTCAAATTCTTTAACAACAGCATTTAATCAAAATTATTTATTTAATTCAGTAAAACTAGATGGAAATCTATCATCGAATTATTATTACACATCAAAATCATTTAATCTAACTGAAAATACAGAATATACACTTGGATTAAATTACAGAGGAAATAGTACAACCGTAGGACAATTAGGGCAACTTAGAGTTTTTATTAGTGGTTCTAAAGATTCGGTAATTGGTGGAGATGAACAAGATATAATAACATTTAAAGCGAATTCATCTGCTATTTTACAAAAACAAATAGCGTCTGTAAATTTTAAAGCTGAAAATTTTACAAATTCAAAACTATATTTTGAAGTAAAAGGAACTGGATGGCATATAGCTGATGTAAGTTTAAGAGCCGCTCAAGAAACGGCATATTCTCCTGATGAAATAACATTTATACAATCAGTACCGAGAAGTTTACCGGTTGAAACTTTTGATTATCGTTTTGAATTTTATGATATAAATAACAACTATGTTCCCGTATTAGTAGAAGAATCTAAAACATTCGATGGTGGTAATTTACAAACAATTAGAAAACAATTAAGATTAATAGCATCAAGTGCAGGATTTCAATTTGATTCCGGTTCTAATCCAGTACCACCTACAATTATAACAATAGAGGAAGAAAAAACTTTACTAACAGGTTCGGTTCATTATACATCGGCATCATTTGATTTTTTTGGAAACGCATTATCTTCATCACAATATACGCAATCAATCTACCAACAACCAATACCTCTTTATTCTGGTAGTGGTCAATATCCTGGAGTATTACAAGGAATTGGAACTGATAATGTTTTTATGAGAGTCCAAGATTTCACAGGTTCTAGAAGTGATATAAATGTTCAATTAATAAAATTAACTGGAGAGTGTGAAGGATTTACTGATACTATTAACATATATAAAATATTAGATGGGTTTGGTGGAGTAAATCATATTATTAGACCTTTTAGAGGAACTCAAATACGAAATAGTAGTACCTCATCGTTAGAAATACAGGCAGTAAGAATTGACGGTATAAATGATATTTTATTAAGTAAACAATCTTATAAAAACTTTTCTGATATTCAACTACATATAATATCTCGTTCAAAAAATTATGAACTAAATCCAAATTTAGAACCTGATAGATTTGTAAATTTATCATATGTTACTGCGAGTAATATGATTTATGGATTAACAACGGGCTCTGTTGGTACAGGACAAATAGATTATAATGCAGTATTCAATAGAGATTCAATAGATTTTAGAAGGACAATTTTCTTAATGCCTTCTTCATCAGCGGCATCAGGTCCGGCATACGCAGTATCATCATCGGTTTTGGCATCAATTATATTAGAAGATTTGCAAGATGGTTTGGATAGTGGTAAAGTGTTATTTAATGTAGATACGTTTACAATAAATCCAAGAATTGAATCCGCATTTCGACCTACCTTTGCATTCGCAACAGCATCATTTGCAAAAAGAGGTACTGCGCCTGGAGAAATAGAATCAGTAACATCTTCGTTTCAGGTATATCCATCGATGTCAATTAACAAAGATTGGGTTCCTGAATATTGGTTATATTATCATACACAAAGTTTAGACCCAACTTTAACAGTTGTTGCAAGAGATGAAAATAAAAATATAATTCCATCACAAGTTGTAAGTGGTAATGTTAGGAGTCCTTTAAATCAAAGTAAAAATTTAACATTAACATTTGTTTATACTGAGCCTTGGACTTCGGCATCGGTGAGTATTGATAAAACATTTACAATTGTACCGGAAGGAAAGCAAGGAGATGAAAGTATTGTATTTGAAGTAAATCCGATATCAATTACACTTGGTGCAAATTCAAGAGGGGTTATAAATGATTTTAAACCATCTATTACTGATATTAAATTAAAGCAAGGTGCTTCCTATCTTGCGTTTAGTGCAAGTGCACATACTTTAAATAATTTAAGTACACATGGTACTTTTTATATAGCAACTTCTTCTATAATTGAAAAAAATGTTAAAGCTGGTAATGTACAATTTACATCATCATTTGGAGTACCATATACTGCATCATTGATAGTAAGTGCTTCATCTAATATGAGAGAATTAAGTGGAAGTATTGAGTATCCATTAATTATACATCCTTACTTTACTTCATCAATTTATACGGCGAGTGTGATTGTTAATTATACTAAGGTATTGGAAGGAGCTCCACCAATTCAAATATTAATATCACCACTATCACCATCATTGATATCGGATGAAGTTGGATTTGTTACTAATACAAATTACGCAGCGGCTAATACAACAATTCAAGTAAAAGAAGGAGATGATTTTTTAAGATTTACAACTCAATCAACTGATCCTGGTACTTGGAGAATAAATAAAGTAGAAACTAGTAGTTCACTAGGAATATGGCCTATTAGAACGGGCTCTGGTACTGATTTTACAAGCCCAACGTTATTTAATACACATGGACCGAGTTCATCATCGTTTAGTACAGCAACTTTAAATTTTAATAGATTTGACCATCCATATGTTTCGGCTAACGCAATATACACCATTCAAGTATATCCATTTGCGTTAGGAGCCGGACATCTATATACATCATCTATTTTTACTCGTACACAAACATTTACAAAAAATATAACACCGCCTAAAGCACGTAGTGTTGATTTTAAAGCATCTTCATATACGGTAAACTATGATAGAAATGGTAGAGTTAGTGCTTTATCCAATAATCCAATTATATTATCTGCAACAGCATTTAATACAACATCATCTGCAGATAAAGTATATTTTTCTATATATGATATTGCTTTAGATGGTTCTGAAACATTTAACTCGCAATTTGTTGGTTCTGGAAATCCTGCTTTTTGTGATTTGTTTGACCAAGTAAACTATTCTGATATAGCACCTGATACACAAAGAACATTCAAAGTTAAAATAACAGACGGAAATCCATATACATCTCCAACTGTAAACCCATATAGAGCAGAAGCTCAATTAACTATATCCGGTGTAAAGGCAGGGGCTGATTCGTATAAACTTGCTTCAACCAATGATAATTGTTCTATAACCGCAGATTTGTGGACAACGAATGTTAGTGGTACGGGAATGAAAATAACAACATTCAATGGTAATCAACAATTAACAAATGCAAATCCATTACCACTTCCTAACAACCCAAATGATTTGGATTTTAATAATGAACCAATAGGGGTATTAGGATTTTCATCCGCATCCATTGTTTACAAAGATAATTGGATTAATCAATCAACCGTATTTCCAAACCCCACAACAAATCCTGCAACACTTGGAAATATTACGGGTTGGACTTCTCCCGCTACGAATAAAAGTGGAACTATTGTATATAGAGTAGATTTCGAAGGAGATAAGTCGAGTACAAATACTAGTATAAGGCCTTTAGCAAGACAAACACAATTTGTAACACAATCATTCTCAGTTCAATTTGAAGCACCTGCTCCGTATGATGTTAAGATGACTAATGAAAATGCATCGGTAGTTTACAAAGTATCAGGACAATATGATTTGACAGGAACAAGTAATATTATTAGAGTATTTAGAGGTAGTACTGAATTGGTGAATACAAACCCATTACCAGCTGCTGAAACCGATGCGTATGGTACTACGGGTTTATCAAAAGAAAAATGTAGAGTAACAATATCTAGTAAATCAGGTCACCTTACTTTGGCAGGTGGTTTAACCGCAGGGCAATTCATAAGTGGAACACCTGCGACAATTGGAATTATTACCGGTTGGGCTGATCCTGTAAATAACCCAACCGCAGAAATTGTGTATCAAATAGAATGTGAAGGTAGACAAACTTTAATTAAAACACAATCATTATCAATACAATATGAAGGTAATACAGGACCTGGTATTGTAATGAGAGGTATTTGGAGTGGTAGTGTTGATTACATTGGTGCGGTTGAAACTACAAATAAACGTAGAGATGCGGTAATATGGCCAAATCCAGCAAACTATAATAACGAAACTCATTATTGGGCAGCTGCAAGTGGCTCAGGTCCTAATACGGGAAAGAAACATAATCCAGCAATAATCGTAGGACCACAACAACCGGATAATGGTGGTTCTGCAGCACCTTGGGTTGATAGTGACCATTGGCAATATTTGGGTGAAGAAGAATTCTTTGTAGCAGCTAAGATTGCAATATTTGAAGAATCGTTTGTAAAAAATACAATTAACGTTGGAGTTAAAGATATAAACACTCCATTCGCAAATATTGTAATTGCAGGTGGAAGAACTGACCCGTATATTGCAATTGGACAAACTGGTACTGTGGGAACTGCGGGAACTGCCGGCTCATCCGCAGCAGCTACCGGAGTTATAGGATATGATAGGCCTGGTGTATTTTTAGGAATATATGAAAATGGTGCAGCTGGTACTACCGGTAGGCTCTCAATCAAAACCACTTCTACTTCTGGAAAGGGAATGTTTTGGGATGGTGATACATTAACAATAATTGGAGCAATTAGACAAATTGAACCAGGAGTTAGTGAAGGTTCATTAAGAGGAGCTTGGACAGCTGGTGATACCTATTTCACAAATGATATAGTTTCATACGGAGGACAGAGTTGGAGATGTACATCGGCTCAAGCACAAAACTATCAACACGTTGCAACAAATAATACAAACGCACTAACAGGATATCCTGGTTCAGGTCCTTGGTCAATTGCGGCCGCAGCAGGAACATCCGGTACTGCGGGTAGTGGTGGTACTGCAGGAACTGCGGGAACTGCAGGTGGACCTGGTCCTGGTGTAGTTTATAGAGGTCCGTGGGCTGAATTCGAATCCGATGGAACTACCCCTAAAGCATATTATAGAGACCCAGCATCACCTGCACTTGCTACAAGACGTGATGTTGTTAAAGGTAGTAATGGTCAATATTATTTATGTAAGGTAAATCACACAACAGCAGTAGGTAGTGGAGGTGTTTCAACTAAACCAATTACTGGTGTTGATTACGCAACATATTGGGAATCATTTGGAGCAACATTTAGTTCAATCGCAACTGATATTTTATTAGCACAGGATGCAACTATTACCCGTGGTTTAGTATTAGGGCAGGAAGCTAGTACGAGTGGATTTATAAGAAGTGCAGATGCATCATCACTAACAACAGGCTCAGCTCCCGGTTTCTTTTTAAGGGAAGATGGACAATTTAGATTTGGAAATAATCCTGATGATGTTCACTACGCAGTAGGTAGTAAACCACCATTTATGAGTTGGGATAACGTGACTTTAACAATTAGAGGAAAAATAGAAACCGATGCAAATACTGTTTCTCAAATTGGTGATTGGGAAGTATCGGACGGAAATTTTCAACATAATAGTGAACAAATTGTTTTAGATGCATCTCTTAAACAAATTAAGATTTCTGATTCTAGTAATGTACCAAGAGTATTTATTAAGCAAGGTGAAGTTACAATCCCATCATCAGGCACCTCAATTAACATTGATGCTCCTGCATCATATGACTTTGGATATTATGGCACCAGTACATATACGAGTTTGGGAAGTCTATATGTACAACAAGAGACACTTGATACTGTTGGAGTTGTTATTGCAGATGCAGGTACATATGTTTTAGTTTCTCCAAACTTTGGAAGTGATTATATAACATTGGAATCGGATAGTAATTTCATTGGTGGATATGCAAGCGTTAGTGTATCAATAGAATGTTGGACAACTGCCGCACGCAGCGGTACGAATATTTCAAGTCTAACCATAGCGTATAATAGTGGCATGAATGGTCCATCCGAAACTGATTACACTTCTATGAGTGGTGGAACGTTTTCGGTGACATTTCCAACGGCGGGTACTTATTATTTCCATACGGTAACAACTCTATATGCTTACATTCCCTATACATCAACCTTGATTGTTTATGGACAGATAAATCCAGCTTCGATAGCACCATCACTACAATTCGCGCAAACTGAAATTGGTAGAGATGGATTGATTGTCCTATCAAATGCCACAAACTACGCTTCAGTTAAAAGAACTACAACTGCACCAATCATACAAATAGCAACAGATGGGTCCTATCCTGGTATACAAATTACAAACACCAACGTATCAGCAACAGCTAAAGCAATTGAGGTATTGGCAGGTGATGTGACCGTATCCGGTACCGGAAATAACATATTGATAGCAGGTGGTTACATTGGAACATCTAACACAAACGGTGGTATTCGTTTTGGAACAGATGGAACTAATTCAAAGATGACTGGGCAAAATTGGCCATCACAAGCAGCAAACGTTGCAACCGCACGATTAAGACCTGGTAATACAGTATTTGGTATATCTGGTAGAGAATTGATATTTGATTCATCTACTATAAGAATTAAAACGGATATAGAAGATTATCCAAATAGTGCATATGATAGTATAAAAAAATTAAAACCTATTTTATATACACCTTTAAAAATAGTTAATAGTACTACATACGAAACAGATGGTGAAGAAGATTATTCGGTAACATATCCAATGCCAAATGCAAAAGAATATATTGGTAAGCAAGGTGGATTTATAGCAGAATGGTTAGATGAAGATCCTGAATTAAGAAGATATGTTTCTTATGGAGTTAGTGGAAGTGTAGTAACGACCGATTCATTATCTTATGATAAAATAGTAGTTCCACTAACAAAAGTAGTTCAAATTCTTATGGGTAAAGTAGAAGCTTTAGAAGCATACATAAGTTCTTCAAAAATATAAAAACTATATATTTATATATATAAAAAATAATATTATGGGATTACAAACTGAAAAATTAGAAGAAAGTATTTTATCAAAGATAAAAGAACTTAATAACCGCAAAAACGAACTAATTGCAAATGCAGGACAATTGCATTTGGATGTAGCCGAATTGAATAAAATCATATTAGTTATAGAAGATGAATATGTTCAAACAAATAAAGAATTAAATATAATCTTAGCCGATTTAAATCAAAAATATCCAAACGGAGAAATTAATTTAGTAGAAGGTAATGTAACTTTCTAAAATAAATTTGGTTATTTTAAAAAAAATTCGTATATTTGTTACAATATGGCAAAGAAAAAGTTACTTTATGTCTGTCCACATCTTTCTACCGGCGGACAACCCCAATATACATACAAACAGGTAAAGCATTTTATCAATGAGTTTGAAATCGAAATTGTTGAAATAAACAATAGTGGTGGTGATGCTTTTGTGGTTCAAAAAAATAGAATCAAATCATTAGTACCTATACACACACTTGGAGATAACAAATCACAAATAGTTGATATTATAAATGTATTTCAACCTGATATTATACATTTTCAAGAGATACCACAATTTGATTTAGCAACAAATATATTAGATAGAATATTTTCAGATAAAAGAAAGTATTTTATAGTAGCATCTACACATGGTTCATTGACAAATCCATCTGAAATATCTTATCATCCTGATAGATATGTTTTAGTATCGGAGTGGAGTAGGCAGAAATTTATTGATACTGGAGTAGAAACTGATGTATGGGAATATCCTATTGAAGAATATGAATTTGATAAATCAGTTGCTCAAAAAGAATTGGGATTAGACCCAACTTGGAAACACATACTTAATGTTGGATTATTTGCACCTGGTAAAAATCAGGCTGAAATATTTGCAATAGCAAGACAATTGGAAAAGTATAAAATTAAATTTCACTTTGTAGGAAATCAAGCTGGTAATTTTGAACATTATTGGGGCCCATTGCTGAAATTTGTTCCTGATAATTGTATTATATGGGGAGAAAGAAATGATGTGGATACATTCTATTCAGCGTGTGATATGTTTTATTTTAGTTCTAAATTAGAATTAAATCCATTGTCTGTAAAAGAAGCATTGAGTTATAAATTACCTTCTATATTTAGAAAGTTATATACATATTTGGATACATACGATAATAATCCATTAGTAACTTATATAGATGATGATTTAAAATTAACTAAACGAATTATTTTAGAAAAATTACAACCTGAATTTAATGAAGTACCTGGATATTTTTCGTACAATGATTTATACGATTATGTTGCTGATAATGTAACACCTAATTCTACATTAGTTGAGGTTGGGACTTGGCTTGGTAAATCTGCAAACTATTTGTTAGATAAACTTAAAGAATCAAAAAAAGAAGTTAATTTTGTAACAATAGATACTTTCAAAGGAACTGATGATGAGGAGTTGCATCAAAACATAGTAGGGGCATTTAATGGAGATATATTTTATGAGTTTATAGATAATACGGTTCTCTCAAATAATTATGGTTCGTTTGATATTATAAAAGATACTTCACATAATGCAGCTAATCAATTTACAAACAATAGTATTGATTATATAATGTTAGATGCTGGACATTCATACGAAGATGTTACCAATGATATAAAAATATGGTATAATAAAATAAAACCAGGTGGTATTATTAGTGGGGATGATTATGGTGGAAGTTATTTTCCAGGCGTAACACAAGCGGCAGATGAATTCTTTTATAAACAATTTAGTAGAGGATTTAGAACTTGGTATCGTAAGAAACCTCGTATCCAAATAAAACATATGTTGACTAGACCCGATGATATGAGAGAAAGGGTATCTATTCAATCTATAAAACAATTGGAAAAATACGGAATGTATTATGAACCAATTGTAAATGAACCATATGAAGGATTTGCGCCAGCTGAAAATTGTAGAAGACCTGAGCATATAAGTAAAGATAATAAGCCGGGCGAATTATATCCTGGTGCTGGTTTAGGTTGGATGACTGGTAGACATTATGGATGTTATTTAGCACATAGAATGGCATTAGAAACAATAGATACTGAAAACTTTGATTATACTTTAGTATTTGAAGCAGATGCATTTATCTATACCGGATTAGAAGAATTTGTTGAGATAGTACATAGAGCATGTTTCTTATCAGAAAGAGATGATGTACCATTTATTTCATTCGCAGATAATCCATCGAGAAGTAAAGAAAAAATAGATGAGTTGTTTTCAAAAACAGCACCGAATCAAGACCTTGCACATTGTTATTTAATTCCAAATAGAGAGAAGCAATGGTGGGCAGATAGATTAAAAGATTGTGGTTGGGATGTTGGAGACCTTTGGTATAATCACGTATTTGCTAATTATCCAAGACCACGTTATACAACCAACAAATTGTATAGTAAACAAGCGGAAGGATTTTCTTTATTAGATTTAACAGTTAAAACTTGGAGTTAATGATATACGATAATTTAAAGAAAAATAAAAACAATATAGTTGAAGTAAAAAATAAAGTAATAATTTATTTTGTCAATGGCCCATATGTGGAAGTGCAGGGAAATATAAGTTCTGATTATACCGTTGAGTTTATAGACAATAAAAGTGGAAAAATTTATTATTCAACTACAATAAAAAATAATTGTTGGTGTAAATGTAATATAGAATATTTTGTAGAATGGAATATAAAGATTTATGAAAATGGAAAATTATGGTATGAATATCTTTACGATGCAAAGGATAAACGTGTATATATAGCAATAGATTCAAAGGCATTAGGAGATTCATTGGCTTGGTTTGCATATGTAGATGAATTTAGAAAAAAACATAATTGTAAGGTAATAACTTCAACATTTATGAATCATATGTTTATAGACCAATATCCTGAAATATCATTTGTAGAGCCAGGAACAAATGTAGAAGGATTATATGCAATGTATAAAATTGGATTGTTTTATAACGATGATAGTAGAATTAATCTTTATAAAAATCCAATAGACCCAAAAGCACAAACAATGCAAAAAATGTGTTCTGATATATTGGGATTAGATTTTGTAGAAGTAAAACCTAAAATTAAAAAAAGAAATTTACAAATAGACCCAACACTTAAACAAGTTTGTATTGGAGTATTTGGCACAGCGCAATCCAAATTTTGGAATAATCCAACGGGATGGCAGACTGTTGTTGATTGGTTAAATAACAAAGGATATACGGTAAAATTACTTTCAAAGGAAGGGGATGATTATATGGGAAACAAATTACCAAAAGGAGTAGTTCAACATCCACACGGTCCTTTAGAATTAGTTATGGATGAAATGTTAAAATCAAAAGCATTTATTGGTATAGGTAGTGGATTAAGTTGGTTAAGCTGGTCTTTAAATGTACCAACTGTTTTAATAAGTGGATTCTCATACGATTGGGCAGAAATGGAAGATTGTGTAAGAATTGCTGCACCAAAGGGAAAATGTGAAGGTTGTTTTAATAGAGTAAGATTAGACCCATCCGATTGGAATTGGTGTCCAGACCACAAAGGTACTGAAAGACAATTCGAATGTACAAAATCGATAACATCCGAATCAGTAATAAAAGAACTAGAGAAATTTTTGTAATGAAAAAGATTTGGGTAAATGGAACGTTTGATGTGTTGCACATTGGACATATTAGACTTATATTACACGCGGCATCTTTGGGTGTATTAAGAGTGGGTATCGATACTGATGAAAGAGTTCGTTCAAAAAAAGGAATAGAAAGACCTTTTAATAAATTAGATGACCGTATGGAATTCCTATCTGCTATCTCAGGCGTTGATAGTGTTGTATCGTTTGGTACGGATGATGAACTTCGTAATTGTATAAAAGAATGGGATGCGGATATAATGGTTATTGGTGGTGAATACAAATATAAAGAAATAATAGGATTGGAGAATGTACCTAGTATTGAATTTTTTGAAAAAATAGAAGGATTTAGTACAACTAATATATTAAAAAATAAAAAGTAATATACTTATATATATAAAAACAAAAACAAAAACTTATGGCAGAATTAGATAAAATTCCACAAAAACAATCAATTGAGATTGAATTGGTAAAATTGGATGAAAATGTATTAAACAGCATCACCGAGTTAAACCAAAAAGCTGCGGCGATTATTCAAGAATTTGGAAAAGTCTACGTTAGAAAAAAAGAAATTGAATTAGATATAATCTCTATGGATGAATTTTTAGTACAAGGGCAAGAAGAATTAGCAGCTACTAATAAAGAATTAAGAGATATACTTGATGCTTTAGATGAGCAATATCCTCAAGGTAGAATTAATATACAGGATGGTACAATTCAATATCAACCTGGAGCACCTACTAGAAAACAACAAGCTGAACAACAGGCACAACAAGCTCAACAACCTGCTAGTTCTGGTATGAAAGTTGTAAAAGAATAATATCCAATATTTATATAGTAAGATAACTATATGAAAGGATTAGCAAAATTTTTAGTAGAAACAATATTGGATGAAGCGGCTGAAATGGACAAAGTAGTTGTTGTCTATTCTGGCCGCTTTCAACCATTCCATAAGGGACATTACGCAACTTATGAAAATTTAATACGCAAATTCGGAAAGGATAGCGTATATATCGGAACTTCTAATGTTACCGATTCAAAAAAATCTCCATTTAATTTTAAGGAAAAGAAAGCAATAATGATGCAGATGTTTGGAATTCCATCATCTAAAATTGTTAATGTCAAAAATCCATATAGACCCGAAGAAATACTAAATAAGTATGATTCGGATACAACAGGTTTAATTGTTGTAGTTGGTGAGAAAGACCAAAACCGATTAAGTGGTAACTATTTCACTCCATATAAAGGTAAGGTAGAACAAGGATATCTGGATAAAGGATATGTGTACGCTTCACCTGCTCAATCAAATCCTATTAGTGGTACTGATGTTCGTTATTGGTTAAGCGCCGGTAGTTCCGATGATAGAAAGAAAAACTTCACGAAAGCATATCCTAAGTTTGATTCTCAAATATTCAAATTAATTACTCTTAAGTTAAAGGGTTTAAAAGAATGTATTAACGAAGAAATTAAACTAAACGTAAAAATCGGAGATACTATCTTAATGGGTAGATTTAAAAATAAAAAAGTAGTTGTAAAAACAATAGGTACAGATGATTGGGGAATGCCAACAATAAATGGTAAGAAGGTAGCAACATTTAGAATTCCTAAAAAAGAGGAATTGAAAGAAGCTGCATCTAACGGTGGATTTAGTGGAGCGGATGAGCCTGATACATCATTTGTAGCAGATAGACAGAAACGAATATTAAATAAAGAAAAGCCTGAAAATTGGTATAAGCAAGGTGGATATACTCAATTGGATAAGCCTAAAGCGGATAATATGAGAGGAGTTGGTAAGACAAAAGATACTGAAACTCAATTTAGAAAATCATATTATAAAATAAATAATGTAGAAAAAAGTACATTAAATCCAGCTGATGACCCACATAAAGTTGAAGATTGGAAAGAAGTAAAACCTAAAAAAGCAGTAAAAAAACCTAAAAGATTTTGGGAACTTCCTGAAAATCAAAAAGATACAATAATTTCAAAAGAAGATATTAAAGAAATAGTTGAGGATTTTGATAACCTATTAGATGAGATGGGATTGGGTGGTGGTGCTGGTGTAGGTTTAAGTTTACCCGGTGGATATATTAATGGTGCACCAAAAGCTGATGATGTTAAGAAAGTTAGTAAGAAACTTAATAACAAAGGAATGAGTGGGTATGAGGAGATTGATGAGATAGCTGTACAAACTGATATGATTCCTGGTGGTTTAGCTAAAGGTAAAACTTTAATAGATTTGGCTAAGAAGTACGATGAGAAAGGATACTATGACCCAAAACAATTTGCGGCAAAGGTTATTAAACCTCAATTAATGAAAGGTATTAAAGTTGAAATGGAACACACAACTGATGTTCGTATTGCAACTGAAATAGCAATGGACCATTTATGGGAAGATTTAAAATACTACGATAAGTTAGCAACTATTGAAAATGAAAACACAATTATAGAATATACCGGTAATGGGGCTTTCCCTCAGGATGGTAATACAACAACTGGATATATATGGAACTCTGACTGGGATGATTATGATAAGCAAAAATATTATTTAGATAATTTGGAAGATTGGGATTTTGTTGATGAAATACCATCTGAAAGAGAAAAGAAAAACTCCGTAGACCAGAAATTACCAATAGATAGTCATAATGATACTACTGATAAATACAATCGTATATTAAAGCATGATTTAAAATCCCCAATTGATTTTCTTAAAGAATCTTTATTATTGGAAGGTGGGGCATATGGACATATGAACCATCCATTTGATATTGAAATGAATCTTACATTTGGAGATTTAAAGCAAATTGTAGTAAGAGCATTAAATGGTGATTTGGAATTGGCAAGAGAAAAGACTGATGGGCAGGCATTGGCAATTAGTTGGGTGAATGGAAGATTAGTTGCTGCAAGAAATAAATCACATACAAAAAATAAAGGTGAAGGTGCAATGACCGTTGGACAAGTTGCAAAACAATTTGCTGGTAGAGGTTCATTAACTGATGCATATACATTTGCTATGAATGACCTTTCTCAAGCTATATCAGGATTATCAGAACCACAGCGTAAAAAGATATTTAAAGATGGTGCGTGTTTTATGAATTTAGAAGTGATATATCCACAAAATGCAAATGTAATCCCATACGGACAACCATTATTAGTATTTCACGGAACTTTTGAATATAATAAAGAAGGAGAAATCATTGGAGAAAATCAATCCGCTGCATCTATATTAGCCGGAATGATTAAACAAGTTAATAAGCATGTACAAGATACATACACAATACAAGGACCTCCAATGCAGTCATTACCAAAATCAGAAAATCTTTCCAAATTACAAGGAAAATATATATCGATGATTAACAGGCTTCAAAATGAGTTTAAATTATCGGATAGTGATGGTGTAGCTGATTATCATCAAGCTTGGTGGACCGATTTTGTTGAAAAAGGTGCAAAGAAGTTAGATATTGGTTCAAAAATAGGATTAGTTAAAAGATGGGCGTTTGGTGATAAATCAATGCGTATAAATCAAATACAAGATGATAAAATAAAAGCTTGGGCGGATAAAACCGATAAACAAGACCAACAAAAGATTATGAAAAATAATATTATGAAATTTGAAGAAATCTTTTTAGGAGTTGGTGCAGATGTATTAGAATTTATGGAGTCAGTATTAACAGCAAACCCATCGGATGCAACAAAACAATTAAGAAACGAATTAGGAAATGCTATTAAACAAATAAAAGCATCTGGAAACCCACAAAAAATAGATAAACTTAAAATTGAATTACAAAGATTAAATACATTGGGTGGTTTTGATAAAATTGTTCCAAACGAAGGTATCGTTTTTGTTTATGGGGGTAATACCTATAAATTAACTGGAGCATTTGCACCATTAAACCAAATTTTAGGTATTTTTAAATACGGAAGATAATCGTTTTATTTAATTTGATATACTTATATATACAAATATATCAAACGTAATATGGCAAGAGAATTTAATAAAAAATTTATGCATCCAACTCGTAGGAAGTTGGTTGATATGGTAATGCATGGTGCTGAATATGAAAAGGACTCATTTATTTCATTTTCTGGTGCAGATAAAGAAATTGTAAAACGTAAAGTTGGTGAAAAATGGACTGATGAAAATGGTAGGTCTTGGGAACAATCTGAAGGTGGTAAAATAGAATTTTCAGAACTTGGTGATATAATGGCTGAAACAAGAGCTTACTTGGATAAGTTAAATAGATGTAAATCCGATAAGTGTAAAACAATTAAAATAGGTAGAGTTGATAAAAAATTAATATCTAAAACCGGATATTGTTTACATTGTCTTACTATAAGAGAAGCAGAAATAAAATATGATGGTTTGTGGAATGAATATGAGGATTATAAGATTTATTCTAATATGATTGCATATGGTAATGATGTATTGGCTCAATTTAAACAAGCATATAGAGACGCAAAACAAACTTATGAAGTAGTTCAAGAAGATGGTAAGATTGAAACTTGGAGTATGGAAAGAGATGTGGAAGAACTTAAAGCAGAAATCCTTTTGGAGATTGTTAAATTTGAAGGTGAGATTGAACAAGCTACTAAATTAAGAAATGCGGCTTACGAAAAATTAAAAGATAAAAATTACGATTTAGTAAGACCTCTTAACGATTAATATGAGTACAGGTATAACACAAAAAAAATCCTTAAAGGAAATAATATCTGATGAATACAAAAAGTGCGCGGTAGACCCGATTCACTTTATGAAAAAATATTGTATGATTCAGCATCCGGTGAGAGGTAAGATACCTTTTCAACTTTTTCCATTTCAGGAAAAAACCCTAACTGAATTTGCTGCTAATCGTTTTAATATAGTGTTAAAATCACGTCAAACTGGTATTTCTACTCTTTGCGCCGGCTTTGCACTTTGGAAAATGTTATTTAATGGTGATTTTAACGTATTGGTTATTGCAACAAAACAAGATGTAGCAAAGAACTTAGTAACCAAAGTAAGAGTAATGCATGAACTATTACCTAGTTGGTTAAAAGGTGGTTCTTTGGAAGATAATAAACTTTCCCTTCGTTTAAATAATGGTTCTCAAATTAAAGCAATTGCAAGTTCACCTGATGCAGGACGTTCTGAAGCCTTATCACTTCTAATATTTGATGAGGCCGCTTTCATTGATGATATCGATGAGATTTGGGTGGCTGCACAATCTACATTATCAACGGGTGGTGCGTGTGTTGCGTTATCTACTCCAAATGGTGTGGGTAATTGGTTTCATAAAACTTGGTTAGGAGCGGAGGATGGTACAAATCCATTTAGTACAATTAGATTACATTGGACAGTTCATCCTGAAAGAGACCAAAAATGGAGAGATGAGCAAGAGAAATTATTAGGAACAAAAAAAGCAGCACAAGAATGTGATTGTGATTTTGTATCTTCAGGTGATACTGTTATTGATCCTGAACTTCTTATGTTTTATAAAGAAACATATTGCCAGGACCCAATTGAAAAGACTGGATTCGATGGAAACCTTTGGAGATGGGAATATCCATCGTCAAATGGTTCGTATATGGTTGTGGCGGACGTTGCCAGAGGTGATGGTAGTGACTATTCTGCATGTCATGTAATAGATGTAACTAATGCAACGCAAGTGGCAGAATATAAAGGTAAAGTTGATACAAAAGATTTTGGAAATTTCTTAGTTAATCTTTCAACCGAATATAATGATGCATTACTTGTTGTAGAGAACTCAAACATTGGTTGGGCGTGTATCCAACAATGTATAGATAGAGATTATAAAAACTTATTCTATATGAGTAAGGATTTAAAATATGTAGATGTTGAGCATCAGATGAAAAACAAATACCGAGCAGACGAAAAACAAATGGTAGCTGGATTTTCAACAACTTCTAAAACCCGTCCACTTATTATTTCTAAATTGGATGAATATTTCAGAGAGAAATCAGTAACTATTCGTTCCAATCGTTTAATAGATGAATTGTTTACATTTATATTTATGAATGGTAGAGCGGAAGCTATGAAAAGTTATAATGATGACTTGACAATGGCATTGTGCATTGGGCTGTGGGTTAGAGATACTGCACTTCGTTTAAGACAGGAAGGAATAGACCTTACTAAAAGAGCTTTAGGTGGTATAAGTTCCAATCAACAATACGAAGGAGTATATGGGGGAAACAATATGGTTGATAACCCTTGGAAAATGCAAATTGGAGATGATATAGAAGACCTAACACAATGGTTATAAAAAATTGTAGTGTTTTGACAATTTACGATATTTATGGTATATGTCAAAATAAAGTAAACTAAAATGATTAGACTTAAAAATATCTTAAAGGAAGATGAGTATGTAGACCAAGCTTACAAACTTGGTGATACTCCAACCGATAATCCAATTGATGATTATGATGAATTGGATGTAGAGCAAGAAGATATGGATGATTT